GCACAAGCCGATGTTGAAGTGCCTCTCAGTGGATATGACGTTGAAAAGTTTTATGTGGTGGCCACAACAGAAGATGGACAGCCTGCTAATCCAACCAGTTTGAGCACTGTAGATGGTACCACAGTGGATGGCACACAAGGCGGCATGAATGTTACTCCACGGGCAGATGGCTACACCGCAGGTTATTTAACTGGTGACGGCAAAGCACCCAATGGCTTGCCTGTTACTCCGGGTGTGAGTTTTCCTCCAAACCCTGTGGCTGGTGATTATTGTTTGCGATTGGATTACAAACCCAACAGACTGTTCCGTTACAATGGTCGCATGTGGATAAAGATTGAAGAAAAAGTGCGTACCAATTTGAACAATGCTCCAACCAATCAAACTCAACGTTCAGGCTTTGTGAACAATACATACACTACCAATACCACGGACTTGGGTGCTGTACCACAGCGTCAGAGTTTGAGTCAAGCTCTCAAACCCAAAGCAGACAATGGTGACCAAGGTGGTTTCTTGCCACCCAACCCACCACCACCTTTTTCAAGATAAACATGCAACAATTTTTTTATGACGCCCAAATACGCAGGTTCCTGCTGCAATTTACCAGAATCTTTTCAGGATTCCAAATTGAGTACGGCAACGAAACTGACGGCGTAAACAATGCCACCTTGTTGCGTGTGCCTGTGCGGTATGGTGATGCCAGTCGCAATGCACAAACTATCATTCAAGAAAACTCTGCCAGTGCCTTGCCATCAACTCCACTAATGACTTTTTACATCAACAATCTTGAATACGATCGACCAAGAATACAAGACCCTACTTTTGTGGATAGATTCTCAGTGCGTCAACGCACATATGATTCAGCTACAGAAACATACGAAACCACACAAGGCAACGCATTTACTATTGAACGACTGATGCCTGTGCCGTACAAGCTGAGTGTTACACTGGACATTTGGACATCAAATACCAATCAGAAACTGCAACTACTTGAACAAATTTTGACACTATTCAATCCTTCCTTAGAACTGCAAAGCACAGACAACTACATTGACTGGACAAGTTTGAGTGTGATGTATTTGGATCAACTAAGCTGGAGTTCACGAACCATCCCAATGGGCACAGAAAATCCCATTGACATTGCCAGCCTCAAATTCTCCATGCCAATTTGGATTAGCTCACCAGCCAAGATCAAGAAGCTGGGTGTGGTAGAACGTATCATTGCCGGCATTTTTGACGCACAAGGCGATGCCGCTGATGCTATCACCAACAACGACTTGTTGCTGGGCACAAGACAAATGTTTACCCCATGGAACTACAAATTGGTTGTGATTGACAATCAAATTCAAGTGTTATACAACCCCACAATTGTGCCTAATGGCGGCTATGAAGATCTTGATCCTACTGCTATTGTGGCAGACTCGCCACTACTATGGCCTGCGGTAATTAATGCCTACGGTGTGTTACGTCCGGGTATAAGTCAAATTAGATTGAATCGACCACCTATTGCAGCGCCTGACACTGCTAATCCAATTATTGGCACTATCATTATCAATCCCGACGATGATAGATTGGTAATTTTTACGCCCGACGCAGACACTGCCCCTCAGAACACCCTGTCACCTATTGATGCTATTATTAATCCGCTTGTGAGTGGTCCTGGCACAGGATTGCCCTCACCTGTAACAGGTGTTAGATACCTATTGACCGAAAGTACTGGCAACTGGGATAACACAGATAATCCCACTGCTTGGGACGGCACAAGTGGCCAACCGTTAATTGCTATGGCCAATGACATCATTGAATGGAATGGCACACGCTGGCGTGTGGTATTTGTGGCCGCTGATGAAACTGCCACTCAGTATGTTACCAACATAACTACTGGTACACAATATGAATGGACTGGCGAACAATGGATAAAAAGCTATCAAGGAGTGTACCCACCCGGAGCTTGGAGTTTGGTACTGTAAAAGCTGTGGGCGTTTGGTTTTTGAGCCGCTCAACAGGACGTTATCTATATCTCTTACGCAATGATGCCAAACATCCAGAAACTTGGGGATTGCCTGGAGGCAAAGTTGAATCTGGTGAAACATTGTTGGGTGGCATGGAAAGAGAATGTATAGAAGAACTGGGACATTTTCCTGAGTACCACAGACTTGTACCGCTAGAAAAGTTTACATCAGCAGATGGCGTGTTTGAATATCACACCTGGGTTTGTGTGTTAGACCGTGAATTTGTGCCGGTACTTAACGACGAACACATCGGACATGCATGGATTCAAGCTGGCGTATGGCCCAAGCCCATGCATCCTGGATTGTGGAACACTGTGAATATTGATGCTGTTCAGCAAAAACTGGGTTCTGTGGAACGCACAGAGTTGGCCAGTTTATAATCTACCAACCACAATCTCAATTGTACCAGACTCGCCGTTGAAGTTTTCAAGAGCTTTGCCAATCACAGTACCCATAGCAGGTGTGGCACATGCTTGAGCAGCACCGTTACCAGCCGACACCATCATGTCGCCCTTGCGCACTGTGCCCACCACACTGGTTGGTACCCGACCAGTTAGTGCAACTACAGCCACATGTTCAGCATCTAAACTTGCATTCATCACATGAGCTGGGTTGGTAGACACAATACCAGCTACACGAACATCGTTTGACTCATTTGCAAGTGTGACTTCATAACTGCCACCAAATGTCAACACAGTGCCCGCAACGTATTTGGCATCAGCAGCATAGCTTTCTGCCAAGTCAGCGTATTGAGCTGATGTGGCTTTTGCAAATATTGTATTGAAGCCTGCACCTGATGCGCCAATGTTGCCGGTTCCCGCTGTTGCACCATTGGTGATTGCAGTAGTGGCATTGTTAATTGTTAGTCCAGACAGCGTTCCAACTGATGTAATGTTAGGTTGGGCGGCTGTGGTTACTGTAGCAGCAGTAGTAGCTGATGCCACTGTACCCGAGACGTTGACTGTAACCGCACCTGTTCCGCCACTGACTGAAATGTTTGTGCCAGCTACAATGCTGGTAACACCAGTGTTGGTAATCGTAACACCTGTGCTGCCGTTGTAGCTGGTGCCGCCTAGTCCTGTACCAATAGTAAGTGTGCCTGTTGCGGTTGCTGTGACAGTACCTGATCCGCCTAAAGCAATTGACGTACCGTTTACAGTAAGGCTGGCGTTGGCCAATCTAGTTTGATCCAATGTGCCTGAACTGATATTGGTAGCACTGATTGACGTAACGTTTGCACCTGATCCATTAAGTGTGCCAACAAAGTTGCCACTTGTGGTATTGCCTGTAACTGCCAAACTACCTAATGTACCTACACTTGTAATATTAGTTTGGCTAGCTGTGGTCAATGTGCCTACGATGTTGGTACCTGACAAGTTGCCACCAGAGATATTGCCTGTGGCCGAAATCAATCCACCAGTTAACAAATTGCCACCGGTGATATTGGCAGATGAAGTGATTGTTCCGGTAGAACTGATCAATCCACCAGTAACTACGTTGCCAGCAACTACATTGCCAACAGCACTGACAAAACCAGGGGTACCAATATTGCCAGCTGAGACAGTGCCTGTCACACTTACACTGGTACCTGTTGCAGCACCAATGTTTGGTGTGGTAAGTTGAGCACTGGCTTTAACAACAATGTTGCCAGTACTGAATGCTGTGGTAACATTGTCAACTAATGCATTGATTACTGTGCCTGCAAGGCTGATACCAGCAGATGTATTTGCTGTGTAAATTTGTGATTTGCTGAATTCAGCAAATGTAATATTTGATGTGCCAAATGTAATGGTACCTGAGGGTGCATTAACAATGTAGGCTGCTCCAGCATTGACATTGCCACTTTGCACAAAGAAGTAGTCATTGATGCCCAATTGAGTCGGATTACCGGCACCATACGTGTCTGCGTCTGTGGCACGAACAATTACTGTGGCATTGGCCCAGGTATACACACCATTGAATACTGCGTTACCTTCGTCTTTGACCAGCACTCTTGTTCCAATGGTCTGAATGTTGGCAGTGTCGATTAAATTGAACGATCCAGTAGTTGTGAGTGTTGCACCAACACCGTTTGCTACACCGTTTGGTTGTGCATATGTGATTGTGCCGCCTGTGGCTGTATCCAAATTAGAAATAGTAGCAGCTATTACAGGTGAATGGTACGAAATTGCTGTTGACACCAAGTTATCAACATACTGTTTGTTAGCTGCATCAGCATTTTGTTGTGGTTGTGGAATATTGTTAATGTATTCGTTATTGGCATTGATATTGCCTGTGGTGCTGAGTGTCAAGTCACCGGTTGATATCAATGTCAAGCCAGTGCCAACCACAGTGTTAGAAATAACATTGCCACCAGTAACGTTACCAGTTGCTGAAATCAGCCCGCCAGTTAGAACGTTGCCACCAGTTACATTAGCAGTTACAGAAACAACAGCACCGAGCAAACTTGAACCAGTTACAGTGCCAGTAGAGCTGATCAATCCACCTGTTAACACATTGCCACTGGTAGTATTGCCAGTAACAGATAAACTACCCAAAGTACCTACACTTGTGATATTGGTTTGTGTGGCTGTGGTCAATGTACCCGCAATATTGGTACCTGACAGGTTGCCACCGGTGATATTACCTGTGGCTGAAATCAATCCACCAGTTAACACATTACCACTGGTAGTATTGCCAGTAACAGATAAACCACTTAATGTACCAACTGCGGTAATGTTTGTTTGACTGGCTGTGGTCAATGTACCCACAATACTAGTGCCTGATAAATTATCACCACTAATGTTGCCAGTTGCACTGATCAATCCAGTTACATATTCACCTGTGGTAGCATACACAACCACATTTGATGTGCCACCCACGCCAATAGCCACGTTTCCGCCTGAACTGACTACACGTACATTTGAAGTACCGTTTTGAATGCCGGTAGCATCAATACCAGTGAGCAAGCTGCCATTGCCCAAAATATAACTGCCAGCAATATTGGCAGTGGTTGTGATATTTGCAGTTGAGTTCAATGCTGATATTACATTAGAACTTAGACTCAATCCAGCTGCATTTAGATTGTCACCGGTGATATTGCCTGTGGC